GCCATCCCTGACGGTTTATCGGGGTCAAATACTACGACTTACATAAGCCAATACTTTGGAAATGGTTTATTATATGCATGTTTATGTGAAGCATATGGGTATTTAAAAGGCCCTCTAGATATGTTGACACTATACGAAAATAAGTATAAACAAGAATTAGACAAGTTTGGTATTGAACAACTTGGCAGACGTAAACGAGATGATTATACGGATGGCACAGTTAGAATAACTATACCTTCAACGTCACCTTAATAGGAGATTAAATTATGGCAATAACATCGGCAATATGTAACAGTTTTAAAGCAGAAGTTTTACAAGCTTTACACAATTTTACAGCGTCATCTGGAAACACATTTAAATTAGCTTTGTACACAAGTTCAGCAACTTTAAATAAGTTTATAATGATACAAACGGTGATAGAGCAGTTTGTGCAATTGCATTCGGTTCAGATAAAACTGTAACAAGTGGAACTTTTACAATTCAATTTCCAACAGCTGACGCAGATAACGCAATCATCAGGATAGCATAAGGAGGTAAATCCTTATGGCCAATTCTTGGAATGAATCAGGCACAACTTGGAGTACCAATCGTTGGGGAACAACTGACGAATTTACATTAGGTTGGGGTGCACAAGCATGGAATGATAGTGAATGGGGACAACTTAATAATGCTGTTGTATCTCTTACAGGAGTTTCTTCTACTTCATCTATAGGTTCAGTAACAGTTTCAGCAGAAATAAATACAGGTTGGGGACAAGATGAATGGGGTGAAGAAAATTGGGGATCTTCAGGATTAACTTTTACACTTACAGCTCCACCAGAATTACAATCAAACGTTGGTCCAAGCGGTTGGAATGGCTCAGCTTGGGGTGAAGATCAAGGTTGGGGTACATTTGTTTTAAGTCCCGCAGATGTTATGGGCTTAACAGGAATAAGTTCAACATCAACAGTTGGATCTTTATCTTTACAAATAGATGCTTCATTTGGTTTAACAGGAGTCTCTTCAACTTCAACAGTTGGTTCATTAGATCCTTCAGATCAAGTAATGGGCTTAACTGGTTTAAGTTCAACCTCTTCTGTAGGTGCAATTACACCGGCAGATGTAATGGGATTAACAGGTGTAAGTTCTACTTCAAATACAGGTAGTCTTCAAATCTCAACAAATCCTATTGTTGATTTAACTGGTCAAGCAATGACCTCTTCTACAGGCACATTAAATCCTGCAGATGTTATGGGATTAACAGGGGTATCAGCAACTTCTTCTGTAGGATCATTATCATTTAATATTAGTGCTTCATTTACATTAGAAGGACAATTAGCAACATCTAATGTAGCTTTATTTGGAACAGCTTCAGGCTTTGGAATTCAAGCATATTCTGATGTTGACACAGGTTCAAATTCTTCGTATACAAGTGTTGCAACAGGATCCAATACAAGTTATAGTGACGTTGCATAACAGGAGATTATAAAATATGGCATCAACATATACACCACTCGGAATAGAACTTCAGGCTACTGGCGAAAACGCTGGAACGTGGGGAACTAAAACAAATACAAATTTAAGTATTTTTGAACAAATAGTTGGAGGATTTACTACTCAATCAATAGCAGGTGGTGCACAGACTACAGCTTTATCTGTATCTGATGGAGCAACTGGTGCAGTTCTATCTCATAGAATGATTGAGTTTACAGGTTCTATTACAGGAAACCAAGTTGTAACAATACCAAATGATGTTCAAACTTTTTATTATTTAAGAAATTCAACTACTAACGGAGCAGGTACTCCGACAGTACAATTTAAATATGCTACAGGTTCTGGTGATTCATTTACTTTTGCAGGAACTGACAAAGGCGATGCTGTTGTATTCGCAACTGCAAACGATGGAACTAATCCAGACATTTATACTTTACCAGCTGGTGATGTAACACTTACAGGGACACAAACTTTAACAAACAAAACATTAACGTCTCCTAAAATAGGAACTTCTATTTTAGATACTAACGGAAATGAATTAGCTCTTTTAACAGCAACAAGTTCAGCTGTTAATGAAATTACATTAGCAAATGCTGCAACTGGAAATGGTCCAATTATTTCTTCAACAGGTGAAACAAATGTTGATTTAAATTTAAATCCTAAAGGAACAGGAGTTCTTAAATCAGGAACAGCCGCAGTAAAAATTGCAGGTAAAGAAAGTATTTGGATTCCAGCAGTTGCTATGTACCCCAATACTACAAATGGATGTGCAGCTATTGCTCAGGTAGAATTAGCAAATGGTCCTGAGATTAAAACTTTAGATTTTGACAAAGACTCTGATGAGTTTGCTCAGTTTGCTGTAGCATTTCCTAAATCATGGAATGAAGGAACAGTAACTTTTCAAGCTTTCTTTACAGCAGATTCAACAAACACAGGAACTGTATCATGGGCATTATCGGGAGTTGCGATTGCAGATAATGATTCTTGTAATACTGCTTTTGGAACAGCAGTTGCACCAACAGCAAAAGCTCATAGTGGTACAGCAAACGATTTAGACGTTACAGCAGAAAGTGGAGCAATTACAATCGCTGGATCACCTAGCACAGACGAAGATGTATTTTTTCAAATACAAAGAGATGTGTCAGAGGATTCATTAACAGCGGATGCAAAATTATTAGGTATTAAAGTATTCTTTACTACAGATGCTGCTAACGACGCATAATAGGAACTATAAGAATGGATAAACTTAAAAACAACCTTTTAGTAGAAGGTCCAAGAAATAAACATAAACATGTTTTAAGAGCTAAATCTTTTGGTTATCAAATTTTAGGATTTGGTAGTGGAGGAGGACCTACTTTTACTTCTGCAACAGGAGGAACTGAAACTACTGATGGTAATTTTAGAGTTCATACTTTTAACACAGGATCAAATCTCGTAGTTAATTCTGTAGGAAATGATTCAGGCGGAGGTAACTCTGTACAATTTTTAATCGTTGCCGGAGGCGGAGGCGGTGGAAACAATAACTGTGGAGGCGGTGGCGGCGCAGGAGGCCTAAGAACTGATGGCGGATCTGCAACTATATCATCCACTGGAACTTACGCAGTAAATGTTGGCTCTGGAGGTTCTGGAGCAAGTTCTGGAGGAACTTCAGATATATTTTCAACTCCATCTGCTGGCGGAGGTGGCGGCGGAAGTAGCACTAATGGCTCTGGTCAAAGCGGAGGATCCGGTGGTGGAGGATCTCGAAATGCAGGTGGTGGTTCTGGAGACTCACCTTCAGTATCTCCAGCTCAAGGAAAAAACGGAGGAAGCGGCGGCGGGATGTCACCAGACAGAGGTGGCGGAGGCGGAGGTCACGCAAACGTTGGTTCCAACGGAGGTAATCCAGCTACTGGAGGAAATGGAACAGCAAGTAATATTACAGGATCAAGTGTAACATATGCCGGTGGTGGTGGCGGCGGTCACTTTAATGGTTTATCAGGAGCATCTGGTGGATCAGGCGGTGGTGGTCAAGGTAGAACACCATTAAACGGGGGAACAAACGGACTCGGCGGCGGCGGAGGCGGCGGCGGTCAAGGTGTAAGCGGAGGAACAGGAGGAAATGGAGTTGTAATCGTAAGATATCAATTCCAAGCATAAATATGGCTTTTATAGATTTTGCAAAATTAGATTCAAACGGAAATGTCTTAGATATTATAGTCTTAGACTCAGAACATATTAAAAAAGACGGAGTAGTTAATGAAGACTTAGGTATTCAAAAATGCGCTCAGTTAACGGGATACCCAACATGGAAAATGTTTGATAAAGATATGTTAGGAGACGTTCACCTTAAAGGTGGAACAAAATTAAGAAAAAATGCAGCAGTTATAGGCGGAACATATGATTCCTCAAAAGATGCATTTATTCCTATTAAAGAAGCTAGTCAATTTGTTTTTAATGAAACAACTTGTATGTGGGAAGCTCCTTTTAGTTTAACTTCAGTGCAAGCTGGTGACAATAGTTATTGGTGGAGTGAAGCTGAAAACACTTATGTTGGAGTAAATACTGAAAACCAAGATGTTAAATGGAATACCTCTACTAACGCTTGGGAAAACTGGACCCCTTGATTAATATCTAAATTTAAGATATATACTAGAAAGAAAGAATTTTAATGAAAAAATTAAAAGAACATAAATTTCCTATGGGATCTTTTATTGGTGGTTGGTATATTCCTAAAAAAATTACAAAATCTTTAATAGAACTTCATAGTAGCGATAAAAAATATCAAAGAGATGGAATAACTTACACTGTTAATGGTGAAGTAAATTACGACCACAAAAAAAGCACAGATGTTTGTATAAAACCTTTTACAAATCATAAAGTTACTCAACCTTATGAAGATTATGTAATTCAGTGTGTAAAAAATTATTCTAAAAAATATTTTCACTGTAATGAGATAGAGAGCTATGGCCTTTATGAAGAGTACAATATTCAGCATTATAAAAAAGGCGAAGGTTTTTATAGCTGGCATTGTGAAAGAAACGGTAATGCATTTTCCTTTAGACATTTAGTTTTTATGACTTATTTAAATGACGTTAAAAATGGAGGGACTGAATTTTATTATCAAAAAATAAAGGCTCCTGCTAAAAACGGTCTAACTTTAATTTGGCCAGCAGATTGGACACATACGCATAGAGGAGTTATTACTAAAAAGGAAGAAAAATATATTGCAACGGGTTGGATTACGTATACCTCTAGTAAGACAAAACAACCGAAATGCAATAGTTGCGGAAAATGATTACAAATATATTTCCAGTCCCTGTTTATAAGACAACCGTTAAAAATAAAATACATAAAAAAGATATGTCAAAATATAAAGTTAGAAAAAATGAATGTAACTCTATAACTAATTTTAAAAATGTTCTTAAAGATTTTCCAAAGTTAAAAAAAGAAATAGAAAAACATTTAAATGATTACTTAAAAATAGTTTACAATCCCTCTACAAAG